AATTGGGTGCTCTAAAAGGTCTTTCAATTGGTTATGATGTTGTTGTAGAAGAAATAGATTCTAAAAAGAAAATTCGCTTTTTGAAAGAAGTAGATTTATGGGAAATATCTCCGGTGACATTTGGAGCGAATGTGAAAGCCACAGTGACATCGGTAAAAGAAGTTTTTGAAGTTTTGAAGAATGCTAAGACTGAAAGGGAAATTGAAAGAGCTTTGAGGGATTCGGAGATTTTTTCAAAATCAAATGCCCTTCATCTTATTAGTGTTATCAAAAGCACTCTGAGGGATTCAGAGCCAGGGAAAGATGACGGAGAGAGTGTGTTGCCTATGATATTAGACAGCATGAAACAGATGACAAAAAATATAGGCGATGTTGCAATTTTAAATAGTTTGCGACAAATTAAATTATAAGGAGACTTTGATATGCCGGAATTAGATCCAATAAAAAATGAACCAGATGTAGTGAAAGCAGTTCAGGCTGAAATTGCTAAATTTGGCGATGGTTTTGAAGCTACCAAAAAGAATTATGAAGAGCTTCGTAAGAATTTGGAAGCTTTTAAAGCAGAGGTAGAAAAATCTGATGGAAAGTTTGATGCTTTAGTTGATCAGAAACTTGTCAAACTAACAGAAGATATTACAACTCGTCAGGAAGATATTGATACCAAATTTGCTGCTGGCGCCGAAAATGAAAAAGCGGTGACAAAAAGGATGGACGAACTTGAAGTTGCAATGAAACGAACTTTCAAGAGTGGTATGACTGTTGATGATATGGCGCTTGAGGTGAAGAGTGCTATTGAATTTCAGATTAATGCTGAGGTTGTGAAAGCCAGAAGTAAAGGGATTAATCCTGATTTAATTGATGGTAATATTGAGCCCGATGTTGAATCTTATAAACTTTATAAGAAAGCCTTTCCTGGGTTTTTACGGAGAGCAGAAAATTTGAACATCGCGATGAATCCTAATCATGAAAAGGCTCTTTCCGCAGGTATTGATCCTGACGGAGGTTATACAGTTACTCCTTTTATGAGTAATAAAATTATAACCCGGTTATTTGAAGGGGATCCGATTCGTCAGCTTGCAGCCAGTGAATCCATTACTACTGGAGTTTTAGAATGGATGGTTGATTGGAATCAGGCAGGTGCGGGCTGGGAAGGAGAAACAACCGCAGGGGCAGAAACAGATACTCCTGAATGGAAAAAGAAAAGAATTCCTGTTCATGTGATGTATGCTAAACCGCAGGCAAGCCAAACTTTGCTTGAGGATTCCGGGATTAATATTGAAGCCTGGTTGTCAAAACATGTGGCCAATCGTTTTATGAGATTGGAAGGGGCTGCATTTGTAACAGGAAATGGAGTTATTACTCCAAGAGGTTTTTTGACCTATGCAGATGGCAGTAATTACGGCCAGATTCAAAGAGTTAATATGCAGGCTGCGGCTGCATTAACGGCTGATGGTTTTATTGCTGTAAAATATTCTTTGGTTGAGGATTATCTTAATCGAGGGACATGGGTAATGAACAGAACCACTGTTCGTGATGCTATGTATTTGAAAGATGGTGAAGGTCGTTATATTTGGAAACCTGGTTTTCAAGATGATGCTCAGAGTTCAATTCTTGGGTTGCCGGTTCGGATGGCAACTTCGATGCCTGCTGTGGTCGCTGGAGCTTTATCTGTTGCTCTTGCTGATTGGGCTGAGGCGTATATGGTTGTTGATCGTCTTGGAATTACCATTCAGAGAGACCCTTTTACACAAAAACCGATGATAGAATTCTACACCAGAAAAAGAGTTGGTGGAGACGTGGTCAACTATCAAGCAATAAAACTTGGTAATATAGCTCTTTAATTTTACCAATAAAAAATAAGGAGATTTTTGTTATGACAATAAGAGCAGATGTAGATAATTTTAAATTTTTTGATTGCCTTGAACTTAATGATGGGGCGACCACAAATGCTTTTGGCGATGTTGATTTAAATGCATCGGTAACAATGAAGACAGTTGATACCCAGGGGTATGATACACTGACATTTGGTTGGAAACATGGAAGCACAATGTCAGTTGGGTCTATTGCCGATCAAATTCATCTTCGTATGCAACATGCCAGTAATTCTACCACAGGAATTAATACTCTGGGATCATGGAGTGATTGTACTGAAGGTGATGTTTACGGGTTGGATTTTTATCGTTTACTTTCTGATATGACATATGATTCTTGGTTGCTGTTGGATGATCTAACGAGAGATAGTTATCGTTATACAATTCCGGCTCTTGGATTTAATGCAAGAGGACTTTCTGGCTGTTTTACGTTGATAGGAATTGCAGTGGCAAGTCAGGCCAGTTGTAAGACAGGAAGTTATATGCCAACCGTTGCTTATACAGGTAAACAGCGTTGGGTTAGGTTGATAATGAGTCTTTCAGTTGCGTCGGCGGCTGGGGCAGGAAGCCATTTGATTGATTTCTTTGCAGTACTTGGCAGACCTCATCAATGGCCAGCCACTTTTGCAGAGCAACCTTAGGATTTGATTTAAATTAATGCCGGGGGCGATATTTGTCCCCGGCCATTTAAAAGGAGATGATAGATATGGCTCAAGATGCCACATATCAAACGAAAGTATATCATGAGCGCGAAGGAGAAAGATTAGTCGCAGCGAGTGGAGGGACCTTTGCAGTTGAGTCAGTAGGTTCTTTGGCGATTTATTCTGGTGCGCAAATGACAATAGAAAGCGGAGCAAATTTAGAACTTGCAGGAGGCGATTTAGCAGGCGATGATATGAGAAGATTGCTTGTTAGTGAATGGGGCGATACTGTTATTATTAATTCTGGGCCGATAACCAAATTAGCACTTTCTAATGTTCCGAAAAATGCCAGAATTGTAACTATTGTCGCAAATGATACAATGGTTGCCGGATCTATTTGGATGACTTCTGTCAGTGCTGGTAGAGAACTCTTGCTTCGATTGGTTGGGGATTTGACAGGGACATTTACTGCTGATAAAACAAAATTGTCTGTTAATATGTCCGGTTGTAAAATATTAAATTCTTTAGGCGGGGCTGTTGCCGCTACAATGCAAATGAATACTTCTGGTGCCAGCGATTGTTTTATTCTTTTTAAAGCTGTTGCAGATGATGTTTGGGCTGTTGTCGCCGAAGGCGGCCACCCAACAGAGTCATAAAAAAGGAGAAATTATGTCTGCAAGTGATACTTATCAAACAAAGGTATATCATGAACAAGGTTCAGAAAGATTTGTTGCTAATAGCGGAGGTGTTTTTGCTGTTGAATCGGGTGGATCAATAGGTATTTATTCTGGTGCTCAATTTACAGTAGAAAGCACTGCTGTTAATTTGAAAATTGCTGGAGGTGATTTAGCGGGCGATGATTTGCGTCGGGTATTAATTAGCGAACAGCTGATGGATAGTCAAAATTTTGTTGCTCTTGCTACTGACCTTGCCGTGAGTAATTTGCCTAAAAATCTTGGAACATATATTATTTGGGCATCCGATGGGGCAGCAGATGGATCTTTTTGGATGACTTCTGTTTCTGCGGGTAGAGAGGTTTTTCTTTTACTTGCCGGAGATTCGACAGGGACATTTACAAATACATTGACCACAATTAAAGTTTCATGTTCTGGTTGTAAAATTTTAGGCTCAATTGGAGGGTATATGAGTCATATATTACTTAATGCTTCTGCTGCCAGTGATTGCATGGTGCATTTTATGGCGCCTTATGATAATTATTGGGCAATTATAAATACCAGAGGTGATGTTGATGAAGTGGCAAATGTTTAAAAGGAGTAAATAATGGCTAAAATTTTAATGAAACAGAGTAAACCTGGTAGTATGGATGGGATGACAATCAATCTGTATAAAAAAGGGATTGAATATGAAATTGATGATAATGAAATCAACCAGTCTCTTGCAGATGCATTCATAGAAGCTAGATGGGCTGTCCTTGTACGAACAAGAATAGTTCCTGTTCCTTCTGAACCTAAAGAAGAAGTAGTTCCTTCTGAAACGAAAGAAGAAAAGAAAGAAAAAGCTGAACCGAAAAATACACGGGTTTATGAAGTCGCAGGAGAATTAGATGTCGCATGGCAGGATATTGTGGCTTTGGCAAAAGCTCTTGATATTGATGTAAGTAAAGCCCAATCCGGATTGACAGATACTGAAGTTAAAAAGATTAAAGAAGGGTTTGCAAAATAAATGTATTCTTCTGGTTTAGCAAGAAAAGATGGTGGCTTATTTTCAAAAGAGTTGCCAAAAGATGGCAATCGTTCCTGGAAAGTCACTACACGACCTGTTCAAGAACCTGTTTCTCTTGATAAGACTAAATTGTTTTCTCGTATTACAACAGTTGCAGAAGATAGTCTTATTGAGGATTTTATTGTTTCTGCTAGAATGGCTGCCGAAGAATATATGGGAAGAGCCCTTATAACCCAGACAATTACAACGGTTTTGGATTTTTGGCCGGGTCAGAAAATTTTGTTGCCTAGACCTCCCTTGATTTCTGTTGATGGGATTTTTATTATTGATGAAGATGATGGAGAAACAGAATATGATTCTGATTCTTATTCTTTAAATACCATAGCGGAGCCTGGACAGATAATAATTAAAAGAGGGGCGACTCCGCCGACAAATACTACTCGTGATTATGGCAGATATATTATAAGATCAAAACATGGTTATGGGACAGAGCAAGAAGATGTTCCGATGCCAATCAGAGAAAGTATTATGTTGTGGGCAGGGGTAATTTATGCTACAAGACAAATTGATCCAAAGAATCCACCTCCGGAAGTAAAAAATAAGCTTGATATGTATAAGACAGTAGGGGTGACAGTTCGATGAGTTGGTTGACACCTGAATTATCAAGACAGGTTCAAATATTAATTTCGAACGATGTCGCTAATGATGAGGGTGGTTTCGATTTTATATTTGGTAGAGGAATGGGGGCAGGTTTTGCTTTTGATGAATTTGATCATCTTGCTCCGGTTCTTGTTGTATGGATGGGAATGAAGCCTATTGCTTTTAAAGGATCTGGAATTAAATATATTCGCGGATCTCAGGTGAATGAAGCTGTTACTCATGAATTTAAAGTAAGAAAAATAGAAGTTTCACAACTCGGGAAACAATTTGGTTTGGGTTTTGGAATTGGGTTTAGGTTTATGCCAAATTTAATGGGTTTGAAATCTATTTATTTTTTATTTGTTCAAAACACTTCTTCTGTTAAAGGGAGGTTATTTCGTATTCATGATATTATTGATAATAACGAGGACGGAGAATATTTAATTGTTGCGGCTGAAGAAATAGAAGAAAGAGGAACAGGTTATCCTTCATGATAGA